CATGAACGGCACCACTGAAGATGGCAGCATGCCATATGAAATCTTAAAGAAGCAGCTTGAGTTCCTGCGCTAAGGAACCAGCTGCTCTTTTCATACTCACACCTTTAAAGGAGGAAAAAACAATGAGTAAGATTCTTGAATTACGCAACAAGCGCAACACCCTCTGGGAGCAGACTAAAGCCTTCCTGGAGGACCACAGAGACGCAAACGGTCTCGTCGATGCATCTGCCGTTGAGCAGTACAACAAGATGGCTTCCGATGTGAAGGCCCTTGGCGATGAGATTGAGCGTCTTGAGAACCAGGCCGAGATGGACGCAAAGCTCTCTCAGCCGACATCCGCTCCGGTCCATGCAGACCCGAAGGTCGGTCCGAAGAAGAACGTGTCTCCGACCGCTACTGCTGAGTACAGCGAAGCCTTCTGGAACATGCTTCGTAACCGTGGTAACTACGGTCAGGTGATGGATGCTCTCTCTGTCGGAGAAGATCCGAAGGGCGGATACACTGTACCGGATGAGTTCGAGAAGCAGCTCGTCGAAGCCCTGGAGGAGAATAACATCTTCCGTTCGATTGCTACTGTCATCCGCACCTCTTCCGGCACCAGAAAGATCCCGATCGCAGAGGATTCCGGTGAGGCAAGCTGGATCGATGAAGGCGAGGAGATCCCGGAGGCAGATACTACCTTCGGTCAGACGACTCTTGGTGCCTACAAGATGGGAACCATGATCAAAATCTCTAACGAGCTTCTGAATGATTCTGCATTCGATCTCGCATCCTACATCGCTCGTCGCTTTGGCGTCCGCATGGGTAACGCGGAGGAGAAGGCATTCTTCACCGGCGACGGTCAGAACAAGCCGCTGGGGCTTCTGGCAGACAACGGCGGAGCGCCGGTCGGTGTCACTGCTTCTACCCAGAGCAAGGTGACCTTCGATGAGGTCTTCCAGCTTTACTACGCGCTGAAGTCTCCGTACCGGAAGAACGCGCAGTTCCTCTGCAACGAGGCGCTTCTCCTGCAGCTCATGACGCTGAAGGATAAGAACGACAACTACATCTGGAAGCCTTCTCTCGAAGTCGGGAAGCCGAACACCCTGCTTGGCCGGCCGATCATCACCAGCACTTATATGCCGGCGATCGCGGCTGGCGCGAAGGCACTCGTCTTTGGTGACTACAGCTACTACTGGGTTGCTGATCGTCAGACGAGAACTTTCAAGAGATTGAACGAGCTCTATGCTCGTACCGATCAGGTCGGTTTCATTTCTACACAGCGCGTTGATGGCAAGCTGATTCTTCCAGAGGCCGTTCAGGTTCTCCAGATGAAGGCTTCTGCCTGATCTTAGGAGGTGATGATCGTGGCATTACTGAGTCTCCAAGAAGTAAAGCAGTACCTTCGGGTCGATGCGGACGACGAGGATGCCACGATTGGTATCCTCCTGTCATCGGCAGAGCGGTTATGCGTGGACGTCGCAAGACTCACCGAGGACCAGTGGTCCGTGCTTAATTCGGATGCGGAGGAGTCAGAGCTTTATAGCAAGGATGAACTTTCCGCTGTGCGAGAAACGCTGAAGGTCGCGATTCTTCATGCGACTGCATACCTTTTCGAACACAGAGAGGAAGCCGATCATCATGCTCTAGCTCTCACCCTCCGGTCCATTCTTTTTGCCATCCGGGAAGGAGTAAACGAATGAATATCGCAGCAATGAATCTTCGTATCACCTTCCAAAAACAGGTGGTGGAAACGGATGAGTACGGGAACCATACAAATAGCCAGGCTGACTACATCACCTGCTGGGCTACGGCTTCTTCATCTGGCACAGAAACAGATGCTGCCGGAACCACGAATCCACAGGAGGCCATCGATTTCACAACCAGGTGGTGCAAGGCCCTCTCTGAGGTCACCTCGGATCATTACCGGATCATCGCGGACGGGAAGCTCTACAACATCCTCTACGTGAATCCGATGGGCTACAAGCATAACTCTTTGAAATTCCACTGTGAGAGGGTGAAACGATGAGTAAGACCATTAAACCAGAACAGCTCTCCGATGAAATCATGAAGGGCCTTGAAGAATACCGGGACCTTTCCACAGATGCTATGAAGGAATCCGTCGAGAAGGTAGCCAAAGATGTAAAGAAAAACATCCAGGCCAAGGCTCCTGTCCTCACTGGGAAATACAAAAAATCCTGGAAGGTCACGAAAACCGATGAAAACAATGAGCGTCTTGTTATGACGGTTCATGCCGGCAGGTACCAGCTCACGCATCTTCTAGAGCACGGGCATGCGAAAAGAGGCGGTGGCCGCACAAAGGCGATTCCACACATCGCTCCCGCGGAGGAGGAAGGCGTGAAGGAGCTGGAACAAGATATCACAGACGCTCTTGAGAAAGGCGGCGGATCATGACATTTGAAGAAGTAAAGACAATGCTGGAGGAAGCTGATCTCCCTCTAGCCTATGACCATTTTGCTGAAGGCGAGTCTCCGGACCCGCCTTTTCTCGTGTTTCTTTCTCCGACCTCGGATAACTTCGGTGCAGACAACGCGGTCTACGCTTCCTTCCCGGAAGTGAACGTGGAGCTCTACACAGATAAGAAAAACCCGAAACTCGAGAAAAAGCTCGAGAAGATATTTGCAGGAAACGACATCTACTGGAACAAGTCCGAGACCTGGATCGATTCCGAGCGGATGTATGAAGTGCTTTATGAGCTGACGCTATAAGGAGGCAGTCATGGCTAATAAAAACAAGGTGAGGTACGGCCTCAAAAACGTCCACTATGCACTGGCAACGATCGCTGAGGATGGCACTGCCACCTTCGAGAAGCCGGTCGTCTGGCCTGGTGCTGTTTCAATCAAGTTCTCAGCCCAGGGCTCACAGGAACCTTTCTATGCTGACGACATCAAGTACTATGTGACGAGCTCGAACACCGGCTACAACGGCGATCTCGAGACTGCAATGGTTCCAGAGGATTTCAAGACGGCGGTCCTTGGCGATATCAAGGATGCAAACGGTGTGCTCGTTGAGAACGCGGACGCACAGCCGGTTCCCTTCGCATTGCTCTTTGAATTTGCAGGAGATGTGAAGGCAGTACGGCATGTCCTCTACAACTGCACAGCAAGCCGCCCGGACATGGAAGCTGAGACCAAACAGGACAAGGTTTCTGTCAAGACCGAGGCTCTGACGATCGACGCATCCACCATCTTCTCCAAGGAACTGGATGCCAATATCGTGAAGGCAGACACCTGCTCGGAAACTGATGATGAGACCTACAACTCCTGGTATGACAAGATCCACCTTCCGAAGGCAAAGACCTCTACAGCTTCTGCTGGTTAAGGAGGTGTGAACCATGGTTAAGGAAATAGAAATGACCCTCGAGGACGGGACCAAGAAGGTCCTGCCCTTTGAGGCGAATGGTGCAACAGCAATCCTCTATCGGATGACCTTCCACGAGGACCTGATGGTCTCCATGAATAACTTAGCGACTGAGAATCTCGATACCCTGGTCGGCGCAAAGCTCGGATACATCATGGCGGCACAGGCTGCTGGCAAGACCAGTGGCCTTTCAATGGATGACTTCATCCACTGGGCTGCTGGCTTTGACGGTATCTGCCTCATTGAAAAGCTCGATGCCTTTGTCGCGATCTATCTTGGCAACCGGGCAACAACGTCTGATGCAAACCCCACGGTCGCCCAACTGACCGGGAAATAAATACAGCGGTCTACCTGCTCCGTTGTAAGCAGTTGGGCTTTACGATTCCAGAGCTTTCTCTCATCGAGGAGGGCCAGATCTACGACTGTATGTCAGAGGCTGACAACGATGTGAATGGAGACTACTGCGAAGTGGCGACCCAGGAGGATTTCAACAACTGGTAAAGAAAGGAGGTCAGCATGGCGGACCGCATTAAGGGCATCACCGTTGAGATAGGCGGCGATACTACCAAACTCTCTGACGCCTTAAAAGACGTCAACAAGTCCATACGGGAGACACAAAATCAGCTCCGCGATGTGAATAAGCTGTTAAAGCTCGATCCGGGCAATGCCGATCTCCTGGTCCAGAAGCAGAAATATCTGTCTCAGGCTATTTCCGATACAAAAGAAAAACTCAAGCAGGAACAGGATGCCTTAAAGCAGCTGAAGGATGCTCCTCAGACTGAAGAAACTATCAAACAGCAGGAAGCCCTGACACGCGAGATTGAAGATACCAAGCAAGCGCTGAAGGGTCTCGAAGATCAGTATAAATCGGTCGGCTCTGTTGCCGGAGTGCAGCTTCAGCAGATGGGCGACAAAATCAAAGGTGTCGGTGACAAAGTCACTGGCATCGGCGAAGGTCTCTCCACACATGTCACGGCTCCGATTGCTGCGGTCGGCGCAGCTTCCCTTGCCGCTTTCACTGAAGTTGATGAAGGAGCTGATATCGTGAAGACCAAGACCGGTGCTGCTGGTCAGGCCTTAAAGGACATGCAGGATGCTGCGAATGATATCGCGACCAGCATCCCGACTGACTTTGCGACAGCCGGCTCTGCCATCGGTGAAGTAAATACAAGGTTTGGTCTCACGGGTGATGCTTTAAAGGATCTCTCGCAGCAGTTCGTGGAGTTTGCCGCTGTCAATGACACCGATGTTTCAACTTCGATTGATAACGTGTCCTCTGTCCTTAATGCATTCGGTATGGATTCTTCCCAGGCTGGCGGCATGCTCGATGTCCTTAACTCTGTCGGGCAAGCGACCGGTCTTTCGATGGATAAACTCTCGCAGGATCTTTCCGGGAATGTTGCCCAGCTAAAGTCGATGGGTTTGAACGCGACACAGTCTGCACAGTTCCTTGGCAACGTCGAGATGTCTGGTCTTGATGTGTCGACAGCTATGGCCGGTATGAAAAAGGCCATGAATAATGCTGCGAAAGACGGCAAGACCCTCGACCAGGCACTTGGTGAATTCAGCACCACTATGAAGTCCAACAAGTCAGATACCGAAAAACTACAGGCAGCTTATGATCTGTTCGGCTCAAAAGGCGGCGCAGCTATCTACAACGCCATGCAGACTGGCAAGCTCTCCTTTGATGGTTTTTCCTCTAGTATGGCTGACTTCAAAGGAAATGTAGAGACTACCTTCAATGACACCCTGGACCCGATCGATAAGTTCCAGACGACCATGAACCAGCTGAAGATTACCGGTGCTGAGATTGGTAACTCTCTTGCGACGGTCCTTGCACCAATGCTGGAACAGGCATCCGGCGCCTTAAAGAAGTTTACGGAAATCTGGCAGGCAATTCCGGAGCCCATGCAGCAGTTCATCATCAAGGCTGCGCTTGTTGCGGCCGCGGTAGGTCCGATCCTTATCGGTGTCGGTAAGGTTATCTCTACCTTCGGTACCATCACAAGCGGTATCGGAAGTCTCATGAACACGATCGGCGGCCTGTCCACAGGCCTTGCTGCATTCAGCTCCATTGGCCTTCTTCCGATGATCGGCATCATTGCTGCAGTCATCGCGGCGATTGTTGCTGTCGTCGAAATCGTGAAGCACTGGGGAGAAATCACTGAGTGGTTCGGCGGTGTCTGGGACGGCATCTGCTCTGGCGTAAAGACAGTCGGTCAGGGTCTTGCCACCTTCTTTACCGGGCTCTGGAATGGAATCAAGTCAGGGACAGAGACTGCCTGGAATGGCATCAAGACGGGTGTCTCCACGGTCTGGAACGGCATGAAGACTGTCGCTTCGACCGTGTTCAACGGTATCAAAGATCATGTCACTACTGCCTGGAATACAGTGAAAACCAATACCAGCACAGCCTGGTCCAATATCAAATCCACAGTTCAGCAGAATGGCGGCGGCATCAAGGGTGTCATCACCACGGCGATGGAAGGCTACAAATCAATCTGGAAAGCCGGGTTTGAGGTCATCAACAAGACAACCGGTGGCAAGCTCGGCGAGGCTCTTTCTACAGCCCGCTCGAAGCTCGATGATATCAAGAATGCTTTCTCTGAAAAGATGGATGCTGCCAAGGAAGCAGTCAGAGGTGCCATTGATAAGATCAAAGGCTTCTTCAACTTCTCCTGGTCCCTGCCGCATCTCAAGATGCCGCATTTCTCGATCTCCGGTAGCTTTTCCCTCGACCCTCCATCGGTACCGCACTTTGGTGTTGACTGGTACCGAAAGGCCATGGACGAGCCATATATCCTGAACAGCCCTACTCTCTTTGGTATGGCAGGAGGCAGACTTCTTGGCGGCGGTGAAGCTGGTGAGGAAGCCGTCGTCGGAACCGATCGGCTTTCCCAGATCGTCCAGGGAGCAGTCGCAGCTGCAGGCGGAAACCAGACGATTGTGATCCCGGTCTACATTGGCCAGGACCGCATCGATGAGATCGTCGTCAAGGCTACCCAGAGAACGAACTTCAGGTCAGGAGG